TTTCATTCTGGAATAATGTCTCATATTCTCTAACCACGCGAAACCAGGTTCACCATTATCTACAATTCTTTTTGCAACATCTGTATAGTCCATACCAAGTTCTGCAAATACTGAATTGTTTGATGTCCAACCAAATTGGTCTCTATGTGGATTAACTTTATAATTTTTTAAATCTAAATATTCTTGATTATCTGGTTCACCAAACACAATTTCTGCTGTTCGTCTAACATTACCTGCTACAACACATTTACCGATAAGATTCATTATATCTACGATTGTTGTAATGGTAATTGGTTCTCCTGAATTAACCTCTAATACTTTTCTAATATCTTCGTGAACTTCTTCTAATGGGTCAGGACCACTCGAAACACCACCAAATCCTTTGATTGGCTCATTAGCTAACCTAATCTTACTATAATCAAACTCTAATGAACTTGTTCCGTGAAAGTAACTCTCTAATAATAATTTAAGTGATTTTACCCAACCTTCTCTTGTGTCTGGAATTTGATATATGGTTGTTTTTTTAGTAGTATTAATACCTTTTACAATAATTTCACCAGCACCTTTCGTATCGAATCCAACACCAACACCTAACATTGACGCGTCCATTAAGAAACAAAATGGTTTTGAGTAATCTTCTTTTAGTGTTTTTGTTGATACGAATGCACAATTATTCAATGCCGCATACAATTTCTTTTTTTCTGTGATTGCTGTTCCCATAGCCCATAGACCACGACCAGGCGGTAAAAATTTCATACTGAAAATTCTATCATACATATCTTGTGCAGATTTCTGTGCTTGCCAAGGATTCCAACCTAACTGATGAGAATCAATCCATTTCTTTTGCATTGAATATGTCCCCTCTACTACTCTTCTAACGGTTTCCCACCATCTCTCATTTTTTCCATTCTCTTTGATTCGAGAATAGGTTCTCATATAAACTAACTCACCTAATCCGTTGAACCCGAATGGTGGTTTTTTTCTTTTGTATTTGTCTACAAAATTATCTGATAACTGAAATTGCATTAAAACTCCTTTTAATTTTAAATATGTTTTTTCCTAATATAAATATTAGATTACTCAAAACCTTCTACTTCTTTTTCGTGTATTTTTAATTTATCTGCCAAAGTTTTTCGTAAAAACTCCTCAGAATTGTCCATTTTCTTTTGTTGTTGGACTCCGTGTTTCGAAGTGGATTTATAGATATCAATTTTACCAAGTTCAGTATCCATTTTTGATGGAAATGTTATACCATCGATACCAAACCTGTTCTTGATAATGTGAAATCTTGCTGTTTTGCTAACTTTATCTTCTACTTTCCTAGACATACTCATAACGAAATCTGCTATCATAATTTTAGCATAAGATTCTGATACTTTTGAAGCATCAATCACTTCTTCTTCTAATGATGAACGATTTGCTTGTGAAGCTGTCCATATCGGTAAACTAAGTTCTCCCGCTAAAGCTCGTAGGTCTTCGTATATTGACTCTAATACAAATCTTTTTTCTTTACCAACACCCATTAAGATATCAGCATAATCAACTAATACTATATCAGGTTTGATATCTTGTAATTCTAATTGTTTTAGGTGTGAACCTAGTGTCTGGACTGATGCTGATTTTGTTGGGTAGTATTTAATCATCAACTTTCCAGGTAATTTTCGTAATTTTTTCTTGACATCTTCAACATAATACTTTATATTTGATGTTGTTATTCCTGTAAATATTGTATCATATCTTAATCCAACATAGTTTTCATTTAACTCCATCGAGTAATGCACTACGGTTTTGTTTCTCTTTAAACACTCAGCTCCAATACATTGTAATGCCCAAGACTTACCGATACCAGCTGGAGCAACTATAACACCAAGTTCTCCACCACCTAGTCCACCATCCATAATTTCATCTATTTCACCCCAACCACTTTTAACTGTGTCTCTTGCTGACTTAGATAATCTCTCGTCTAAACTTACTAAATAATCGTGTCCTAAATCTCTTTCATTTCCAGCTGACATTGCTTCATCAACTTTCTTTTTAATTGCATCATATTCTTGATTTTCTAGTAGGACTACCGATTCAATAATTGCGTTTTTTAATTTTTGATTTTTACAAAACTTGATAGTTTCTTTCTGAACAAATTCAAGGTCACTTGATTCTCTAACATTCCACGCGTCTTTTAATTTATCAACAATAGAAACTTTTAGAATATCATCTTCTACATCATTTATCTTTACCTTTATTACTTCTAAGGTAGGACTTGTTTTATATTCATAAAAATAATCTAATGTTTTCTTAACCAACCACTTATTGGCATCAGAATCAAAATACTCTTCTTGTAGAATATCTGATATAGTCTGTAAAAATGTTTTCTTCACTAATAATGAAGATATAATCTTAGACTGAAATGAATTTCCAAAACTTGTTAGTTTGTCATTCTCCATATAAACTCTTTCTAACCTCTTGTTCTTTTTGATGTTTTAATCGTAAACGATATCTTTTACGGGCTTGTAACTTAAGTTCTTCTTTGTTTCGCTCATAATGTTCTCGTTGCCATTGTAATTGAGCTTCTTTTTTTTCTTCTTCTGTTTTGTATATTACTTTTCTACCCATATATAAATATCGTTTTTATTTTCAAAATCAAATAAATTTTTCCCAAGCTTTAATTGGTGCTTCTAATTTCTTAACACGAGCTTTTGCTATCTCGTAATATTCTTCCTCATTATCAATACCAATATAGTTTCTTTCTAATGAAACACACGCAAGTGGTGTAGTTCCACTTCCCATAAACGGGTCTAATACTACATCACCTTTACGACTACCCAATGTTACTAAATAGTTCATTAGAGTTAATGGTTTTACGGTCGGGTGTATATTTCTATCTAATCCATTATCTCTATCTAATCCATTATCTTTTTCACTACGACTTGCTTTTGGAACAATCATAAATGGAAATGTTTGTTGGACTGGTTCTGGTAATTGTTTGATGTTTTTTTCAAACCACTTATCTAAACTAAAGTATCTTGAATAACCACCACTATCGCCGAAACCAGGGTCTTCATTTCTAACATCACTTTCGAACTTTCCATATATTCCATAAGTTCCTATACCTTTTTTATTACCACTTCTTCCACCTGTTGATTTAGTAATCTTTCCGTCATCTAATACATCATCACTAACTAATAGATTTGCTGGAAATCTACCCATTGGACTTGCTTCTGCTCTTTCATTATCTTCGTTGTTAAATCCACTCGTTTTAAATACTGAATCTTCTGTTCTTTGTTTTCTTTTGGTGGTTTTTCTATAATCTTGTGTTTCACCTGGTTTCCCAATACCGATATCCATAGCACCATAACCACCTTTTGGCGTATCTGATTCTTCAAATGGTATTCTACAATCATCAAACCAAGTGATACCTTTTCCATTATCTTCTGCTTGTTCTAAATAACCTTTTTTATCTATTGGTTTCATTGCTACAATAACTACTTCAACTGCTGGTTTTGGTTGAAATCCTGCATAACTTCCCTCTAATTCTGAACTACCTTTGGTTATTTCATTTACTTTTCGTTCTGCATTTTGAACTTGTCCATAAGATAACTTGTCAATACCGATAGCTTCTTTTGATTTTTTACCAACATCTCGTAAATCTGGTGAAGAGTTCTTATCAATACCGATAACTTCTCTATCGTTTCCATCTCTTTTATCAATCATCTTACCAATGTTCATTGCTTTTGGAAAACCTGTTGCGTAAGTCCAATAGATTGGTGTGTAGTCAATTCTAAATCCAACCCTTTCTAACATTTCTGCCATACGATACTGAACATCACTTCTTGGTGCAGACATAACAAATGCCATTGAACCAGGTTTCAATACTCTGAAACACTCTTCAAATATTCCAATGTCTGGAAGAACTTTATCCCAATCTCTACCCATAAATCCATAGCCGTATGGTGGGTCTGTGCATAATAAATCTACTGAATTGTCTTCGTATTTTTTTAATACCTTTAACGAATCGCCCTTTACCAATTGACTTTTCATTTACTGCTCCTCAATGTATATATGTTTTCTATCTTATGTTCATCACCATTTATATCCATAAACTTAGTAGGTAAATTGTCATATTGACCTTTAGGAACATCCCCGTGGTCGGTCATAGAACCTTTAAGTCGTTTCGGTGGTAGTCCCTTTAAATCACAAGTATCCCATTGTAATTCACCATCAACACCATCAACCTCTACAATAGGTTTACTTTCATTGAATCCATATAATCTTATTAATGGGAATTTCATTATTGTCCTATAAATTTTACTAATGTTTGAAATTTTGTTTGTAACCAACTTTCTAAATTGGGAAGTGCTGAATACATCTTATCTTCTAAAAACATTTTCTTAAATACTACTTTATCTAAATTAGGAACTGGTTCTCTAATTTTATCTATGGTTTTTGTTTTGGCTGATGCTGATATATCTACATTGTGTAATTGCATCAAATCAAAGTTTCTTTCCATAAGTTCTCTGTGT